CGGAGGTAGAATCGCATCAATGTCCTGCACCTCTAATGCTTGGTACATCCGATGAAACGCTGCATGGAGATTATGCATCTGCGGGTTAGACTGGGCCAGCTGTAGCTGGGTTTGTGCCAGTGTAACACGCTGCGACATCGAAAAGATGTTCGGGTCTGAGACGGGGAGGACGTCCACCCGATCATCAAAGTCTTCCGCCTTGGCTTGCTGATTGCCACCCGACACTTCGTACGGGTACATCGGAGCAAAGTTTTCGGAGAAGATGCGCGCAAGAAGCCGGAACTCGGCCTTTTGAGCGTAGTGCAGTCGTTTGTGAATCGCGGACATGACCTTCATTCCACGCTCAAGCATGGCGACCGTAGTCCCCACAGGCGTGTCGTTGCCCATATCTTCGACCTGCTGGTCAGCTAAACCAATGAACCTGCGGCCGTCGCTCACAATCCCACCCAACAGTTGTGCCAGCGTTGCCGAAGGCTCTTTGTAAGGCAGAGGGATAATAGCGTCTCTGATGCTCCCACCAGGAGCGTCAATGTCTCTGAACTCCCCAGGGTCTAAGGGCTCGTCGGCGTTGCGTACACGCACTCCACGGGCCTTAAATCCAGCAGGGAGGTTAGCCAGTGTTCCGGCGTCGATCAGCTGACGAAGGATACTTGTGGCAGCGCGGCCCAGTCCACCAATCATGTGGATCAAACCAAAGCCATAGAACCCCAAGCCGGGCATGAATTTGTAGTGAACGAAGAACTGGCGCTTGCGGCTCAAAGGATCGCCAAAGTCGTAGTTGCGGCGCAAAGCCAAGACTTGGCCGGAGCTTTCGTCGATGGTCACAATGTACGGCAGCTTAACACCCGTCAGCTCGCCCGTCTCAGCGTTGGTGTCCTCGAACCCTTCAACATCCAAGTCAGCATGGAACTCAAGGATAGTCAGAACGTCGTCGCTGTAGCTCTTGGACAGGCCCTCTAACTCGTTGACCTTCTCCTTAACAGAATCCTCTGCCGTGTCTGAGGAAGTCGCTAAGTCCACCTCACGGTACACGCCCATGTTCTGCATCTTGCGAACATCGTTGTCCTCCATGCGCAACACATGGGTCACACGACTCGCCGTCTGCAAGTCAGTGGCCGAATACGGAACAACAAGGTCCTGCGCAGGAATGAACTTAGACACCGCACGATTCTTTGTCGGGTCGAAGTACACCTTCTTAAACGTAGATCCGGACAACGGTAGATAGAACAACATCTGATCCATATCGGGATCGTACTCTTCCATCACCTCAGTGATCTGGAAGTTCATGAAATCTTTAACGCGGGTAGCCTGCTCCTCGCGCTCGGGAGTCTTGGCCCCAATGATACCCGTACGGACTGGACCACCAGAAGGCAGCAGCTCCTTGTACGCTTGAGCTTGGAACTGGGTGACACTCTCCGAAATCATCGGATGCGTAATCCCAGAAGCTCCCTTGAAAGGACGGGAGCGATCTTCGGTCTTCAAACCCAGCAGGTCTAACCCGTTGACGTACGCGTCTTCCCACTCGGATCGTGAGCTCAAGTCTTCCTCGTAAAGGGCGCGCAGATCGCTGGAGAGATCGCTTAGAGTGCCTTCGTCTAAGAAGTCGGCCAAGTTAGCGTCAAATGGGATAAGCTCTTCCTGAGAGGGCATACCGCCCTGTTCTGCAATCAAGGCTTGGATAATTGCGCCACCCTCGCCGTCGTCAATTACTTCTGCGCCGTCAGGGAATTGCATCGGCTCATCAACAGAGACTTCTAGCTCGGGAAGGCCCGCGGTGTCGTCCAAGTCTAGGCCCGGTGCGACCATGCTATTAGGTATTGCCATCAATAATACTCCCGATTACGGGGCCTCCATTCTGGTTCGTCTTCCTCTTCGCCTTTCAGGGATATGAATCCTCCCTGCCGAAAGCGCATGAGTGCTAAAGTCATACTATCACAGAAGTCATCGTTCTCGCCATTAGGAAATGACGCAACCTCTTCGATGACTTCATCCGCAAACTTTTCGTGCATCGGTGCCCACACCATACCCGCTTCGAACAAGGGAGCAACCATGTGCATTCTGCTAACCTTATCCGTTCCTTTGCCCGGCGAAAACCCCAAGGCTGGAATACCGCGAAGACGCAACTCATCAATGAGGGGCGTACCCGTGGCTTTGGCTTCCACCAGAACCATGTCCGGCTCCCAGTATTCGTGCTCCTCGTACGCAACTTCTTTCAACTCGGGGAAGTTCCAACGGCCCCGCCTCGCATCCAGAAGAACAACGTGGTCCGGTCCCCCATCTTCGGGTTTAAATATCCCCCACGTCGTGATCGCAGAGTAGTCAGCCGATTGTTTCTTTGAGAACGCCGTATCATAGGACTGAACAATGTAGCTAACGGGAGGGATCTTTTCTTTCTCCCAATCCTTCCACCATTCTCGCTTAACAATCGCCGATTCAGAAGACGTCGGAGACTGCTGCCACTGCGCGCTCCATTTACCCACAGGCAAAGAAGCCTTGATCGAGAGCAGGGCTGACTTCTCCCAAAACTCCGGCCACATCGCCTTGCCACTTGGCAGAATAGCAGGGAACTCAATAACATCCCACTGGTCGGACATGACATCTTGGCTCTGGGCCTGCAAAAGCCGACCCGTCAAGTCCTTCTTACCCCAGCGGGTCATAACCAAGATGATAGAACCACCCGGCTGGAGACGCTGACGTGGGCCAGACGTGTACCACTCATACGCATTATCAAAAGCACTCTCGCTTAACGCGTCTTGCTCCGAGTGCGGATCGTCAATAATCAACAAATCAGCGCCACGACCCGTGATCGCCGCACCAACACCCGCAGCAAAGTATTCAGCACCCGCCGTCGTGCCCCATGTACCAGCACCTTTGTTGTCTTCCTTGAGTCTCGTCTCAGGAAAAATGTACTGGTACTCAGGATCGTCAATCAAATCGCGAACCTTACGGCCAAATCGAACAGCCAAGTCCGTGTTGTGCGTAGCCTGAATGATCTTGAGCTTCGGGTTTCTACCTAGAAACCAAGCAGGCATCAAGTAGGATGCAAACTCAGACTTCGTATGCCGCGGAGGCATGTTAATAATCAGTCGCTTGATCTTGCCTTGGGCCACCTGTTCCAGTTTCTCAGCGAAAATCCGGTGGTGATGGCCCTCGATGAAGTTGTCGTAGACGTGATGGACAAACGGCAGGAACTTTTCCGTAGCCACCGCCCGAAGTTCAACACGCTTCTTGGCCTCGGTTAAAGCCAAGATCTCTTTTAGGGCTTCTTCAGGAAGCGCGTTTAGATTCACGGACGGGCCTGCATAATCCCCGTGTTAGCTGCGCCCGGCCCTCGACGCCTGTTCCTCCTTCCAACTATACCAT